ATTGACCAGCAGCGCCTGGCCTTGGACCAGCAGAAGTCACAGCAGACCAATCAAATCAACCTGCAGAAGGTGCAGATGCAGCAGGCCAAACTCAATCAACCAGGAGGCAAATATGCCGCTTAAAAAGGGTCACAGCAAGAGCACCAACAGTCCTAGCAAAGAAGCTGGTGCCAAAATGTCCAAAGGCGGCGCGATGAAACCCTCCAAAGGGGTCCAAGGGCCGTTTATGGTTGTGAAGAAAAAGGATGGCAATCGTCCGGTTAAGATATACTAGGTTGTTAGTGTGCGCTTTCAGACGGGGCCTTGTGCCGTCTGCTTTTCATGGAAACCACCATGCTTGAATTTGCAGAAGCAGTTCTAAGGGAAATCAGGAAACTTCAGGATCAGTCTAAACAGATTGTCTTGAACGGGACCATTACCGACATGGAGCGTTATCGCTTCATGATGGGTCGCCTTGAGGGTTTGAGGATGGTTGAAGACTCCGTGAAAGAGTTGCTCAAAAAAATCACGGATGACGACAATCTTTTCAAATAAAAGGAGGACTATGGAAACCGCAACATTACCTGAAATTAGTACAACCGCTTTGGAGCGTAAATGGGCCGAGGAGGCAGCCAACAAGCCGCCCGCCCTTGAGGACGCTTACACAGAGCTGGGTTTTGACCCAGAGAAACTGGACCAAGCGGTTATAAACACCATTCCCCAGCCTACCGGGTGGCGCATTGCCATCCTCCCCTATCGTGGCGCTGAAAAAAGCAAGGGCGGCATCGTCCTGGCCGAAGAAACGCAGCGCCGGTCGCAGCTTGGCACAGTGTGCGGCTACGTCTTAAAGGTAGGGTCCTTGGCCTACGCTGATCAATCCAAATTTCCCACTGGTGCATGGTGCAAACAAGGCGATTGGATTATTTTTGGCCGCTACGCTGGCGCACGCATCCCGATCGACGGAGGTGAGATTCGTCTCATCAACGACGACGAGGTACTTGGAGTGGTGAACAGTCCCGAAGACATTTTGCACATGTAAAGGAGCAATGGTATGAACGATGAGCTAGAGTTTAAGGTAGGCGAAGACGAAAGTCCCGCCACAGTTTCTATTGAAGAGGATGGCGCAGCCGAGGTCTTGGACAAGCCCCAAGCACCGCGGGTCGAGACTGCGGACAGCGGGGCAGAACTTGACCAGTACAGCGAAAGCGTTAAGAAGCGCATTGACAAACTGACCGCGCGCCTGCGCGAGACCCAGCGCCGTGAGCAGGCGGCCTTGGAATACGCCAAGAGTGTCCAAGCCCGATCGCAGCAGCTTGAGCAGCAGTACATGGCCGTGGACAGCGAACGTCTTGGCGAAGCCAGTGGGCGGGTGCAGACTCAGGCGGTTGCACTCAAACAGATTATCCGCAAGGCTCGTGAAGAGGGGGACATTGACACCGAAACAGAGGCTCAACAGCGCCTGACTTCGATTACGATGGAGCAGAATCAAATTGCTGCGGCGTCCCAGCAACGCGAACAACAGACCCAGCAGTGGGCCCAGCAACAACAGTTGGCTGCCCAACAAGCTGCTCAGCGGCCTCAAGTACAGGTTCAACAGGAACTCGACCCGCGGGTCGAGGACTGGGCCGAGCGTAATCCTTGGTATGGCCGGGATACTGCTATGACCCATGCCGCATGGGGAATCCACCGGCAACTAATCCAAGTTGAGGGACTTGACCCCAACAGTAATGAGTATTATGATGAGCTGGACAACCGCCTAAAGCAGACATTTCCCCAGAAACTGGGGGGAGGCCGGCAGCAGGCGCAAACTAACAGGTCTACCCGTACCGTGCAGACGGTAGCACCTGCATCCCGATCTTCGGGTATTAACAACGCACGCCGCACCGTCAAATTGACCCCAAGTCAAGTTGCAATTGCCAAAAAGCTGGGTGTTCCTCTTGAGGAATATGCCAAGTACGTAAAGGAGTAAGACCATGTCAGACGTCAAGATACCTATTCTCAATCGCAACTCTCGCGGGGTCGAATCCCGGGAGAAAGATGCGCGGCGTAAACCTTGGGCTCCCCCTTCACGACTGGATGCGCCACCCGCGCCTCCGGGATATAAGCACCGTTGGATTCGAGCTGAAGTCGGGGGCATGGACGACCGCACGAACATCTCTGGAAAACTCCGCGAGGGGTATGAGCTGGTTCGTGGGGACGAGTACCCCGACTATCATGTTCCAACCATGGAAGACGGCCGACATGCTGGTGTTATCAGCGTGGGAGGTCTCCTTCTAGCCCGTATTCCGTTAGAGACGTTGGAAGAACGCAGCGCGTATTACCAGAGTAGAGCGAATGACCAATTGCAGGCAGCTGACAATGAGTTGATGAAGTCAAATGCGCATCACAGTATGACCATTGACCGACCCACTCGTCGCTCCCGCGTTTCCTTCGGTGGCCTTAACAAAGGCTGACGAATACATCTTTTTAAAGGAATGACAAATGGCTAACATTGATAAAGCCTTCGGTCTGCGTCCTATCGGCAATCTTTCCGCGACTGGTGCACAAAAGCAGTACGGGTATGAGATTGCTGATAACCAGGCCGGAACAATTTTCCAAGGTGACTTGGTTGCTCTTGCCAGTGGGTACATCACTCGGTTTCTCCCGGCTACACACACTGCTGCGGTAGGCGTGTTTAACGGCTGCAACTACATCGACCCCACGACCGGCAAGCCCACGTGGAAGAACTACTACCCGGGTTCTGTCAACATTACTTCTGGCAAGATCACCGCTGATGTGATCGACGATCCTAGCCAACTGTTCTTGATTCAAGTTGACGCAGGTTTTGTTGCAGCTAACGTGGGCAATAACGCGGATGTTATCGGTACAGGCGGAAGCACCACCACTGGTGTTTCTACCATGGAACTGAACTCTGGCACGCTTGCTACAACTGCTGCCCTAAACCTCAAGGTTGTTGGCTTGTACAACGTACCGGGCAACGATTTCGGCACTAATGCCGTGGTGGTAGTTAAGATCAACGAACACGTGTACGGTAGTGCAGGTGTTGCTGGTCAATAAAGGAGATAAATCATGGCAATTTCACGTGCACAACTGGTGAAAGAGCTTGAGCCTGGGCTCAATGCTTTGTTTGGTATGGAGTACAAAAACTACGAGAACCAGCATACCCAAATCTACTCCGTCGAATCTTCAGACCGCGCGTTTGAAGAGGAAGTGATGGAGTCGGGATTTGGCGAAGCTCCCGTAAAGACTGAAGGCTCTGGCGTTTCATACGACCAAGCGCAAGAGGTTTACACGGCTCGTTATACCCATGAAACCATTGCTTTGGCGTTCTCGCTGACCGAAGAAGCCGTGGAGGACAACCTCTACGACCGTCTGTCTGCTCGCTACACCAAGGCCCTGGCCCGCTCAATGGCTCAGACCAAGCAGATCAAGGCGGCAGCTGTGCTCAACGGCGCTTTTACCACCTCAGTTGGCGGTGACGGCGTTGTTTTGTGCGCAACCAACCACCCCACCCTGTCAGGTCCTAACCTGTCCAACACCTTGGCCACGGCTGCTGACTTGTCTGAGACCTCCTTGGAACAGTCGCTGATCGACATTGCTGCGTTCACCGATGAGCGCGGATTGAAGATTGCCGTTCAGGGCCTGAAGCTGATCATCCCCAAAGAGCTGATGTTCACTGCTGACCGTATCATGAAGTCCACGCTGCGCCCCGGTACTGCTGATAACGATGTCAACGCCATCCGCAACATGGGCATGGTGCCTCAGGGCTACGTGGTCAACAACTTTCTGACCGATCCAGACGCGTTTTTCATCAAGACTGACGCTCCTAACGGCATGAAGATGTTTGAGCGGGTGTCCATGAAGACTGGTTTTGAAGGCGACTTTGACACCGGCAACGTCCGTTACAAGGCTCGTGAGCGCTACAGCTTTGGCTTTAGCGATCCTCGCGGCCTGTTTGGCTCGCCTGGCGCAGCCTAATTGGATTCAGTACGGTAGAGGTGACTGGCCTGCCACTAAGGCTCCTTCGGGAGCCTTTTTTATTGCACGCACGTTCAATATGTGCTACATTGACAGCTACTCCGGGCTTTCCGGCGCATTAGACAGCCCCGGCTGACGACATACAGACTGATGCGCCTAACTTGTATGTAAGGGAAATCATGGCATCAACCACCTTCTCCGGTCCCGTCACGTCCACCAACGGTTTTATTGGAACCTTGACGGGCAACGTCACGGGCAACGTCACGGGCAACGTCACGGGCAACGTCACGGGCAACGTCACTGGCAACATTGCTGGCACTGGTCTCATCACGCATGCTACAACAGCCGCAATTAACGCCACAGCGACCGCCACTGCTGCTGAAGTTGCTACGGGCTACATCACAGTAACTTCAACCTCTGCCGTAGCCATTACCTTGCCTACGGGCACTTTGCTTGGTGCAGCCCTTGGGGCGGTTAAGGGCACTGTGTTTGACTTGTACATTGACAACACCGCAAGCACAAGCTCAGGCGCGGTGACTGTTGCTGTAGCTACCAACGGTATTTTGTCTAGCGCGGCCGCTGACACCCCCGGCAGCTTCGGTGACTTGACAATTCCCGTTGGCGCTACTGGCCTTGCCCGGTTCACCCTTATGTTTTCTAGCGCCACAGCCTACGTGTTTACACGTACTGCTTAATTAGGAGCCGACATGAGCAACAGCAATATCCAAGCAGTCACAAAGACTGCGGATGCACATGCAATTGCCGGTCGCACAAGGGTAGCTGGCATCTATTTTACAAACACGGCTACGGCCGCGTCTTTTAGCCTAAAGAATGGCAGCACCACTGCAGGCACTGCACTGTTGACCATCACTACCCCTGCTGCAGCCGGAGCGACTGACCTTATCCTCCCGGATATGGGAATTCTCTTTGATTCAGGGGTGTTTATCGATGTTTCTAGCGTGGAAGTTACCAGTGTGACGTTGTTCTTTTATGGTGGGGCAGCGCAGTAATGGCTTCCAAGGGCATGGGCATCAAAACTTCGGTAAAGAGCGGAAATTTCCGTGCTACCAAGGCAGGTGCAGGCATGACCAAGAAAGGCGTTGCAGCGTATCGCCAGGCCAATCCTGGAAGCAAGTTGAAAACGGCGGTAACTTCCAGCAAGCCCTCGCCCACAGAGGCGAAGCGTCGTGCTTCCTATTGCGCCAGGTCGGAAGGTCAGATGAAGGATTTCCCTGAGGCTGCCAAGGACCCTAACAGCAGGCTTCGTCAGGCGAGAAAGCGTTGGAAGTGTTGAAATCAACGGTTAAAAACAGGGTAAATGTATGAAAAAATCTGGCATGAAAATGGTAGAAAAAGACGGCAAGAAAGTCCCCTCTTTTGCGGCCGACGGCGTTGGCAAGATGAAAAAAGGCGGCGCGATCGGCATGCACAAGATGCCTGACGGCAAGATGATGAAAAATTCTGACATGGGCGACAAGATGGGTCGCGCTGTTAAACGTAAAACGGCCGACGTCAAGGGCCGTGCAATGAAAAAAGGAGTTTGATATGGCTGGTAAAGGTATGGGTTGCGCCACTCGTGGCGGTGGTGCTGTTGAAAGCGGCCCCAAAAACAAGATGATGTCTGAGACCAGTAAATCTACTGGCGTCCCTATGATGAAAAAAGGCGGCATGGCCAACAAAGGCAACATCAATGAGCACAAACGCATGGCCATGGGCAAGCCCATCGGCAAAATGGGCGGTGGCATGATGGCCAAGGGCTACAAAAAAGGTGGCATGTGCTAAATGGCCACCTCGGGCACAACTACCTTTGACCTGTCGATTGACGACCTGATCGAAGAGGCATTTGAGCGTTGCGGAATGCGGCCGACCAGTGGCTATCAGCTTTCTTCGGCACGCCGCTCGCTCAACCTGCTGTTCCTCGACTGGGCCAATCGTGGGTTGAACCTGTGGACCATTGAGCAGGCTACCTATGCCTTGGTGCAGGGGACCAGCAGCATTTCGTTGCCGACTGACGTGGTCAATGTGCTGGAGGCAGTTATTCGCCAAAACAACCAAGGCATCAACACGGACGTCTACATTGAGCGCATCAGCCGTGAAGACTACCTTAACGTGCCCGACAAGACCACGCAGGCCCGCCCTGCGCAGTTTTACGTAGAGCGCACCAACATCCCAAAGGTGTATTTTTACCCGGCAGCAGACCAAAACTACACCTTTGTCTACTACCGCATTCGTCGCATCCAAGATGCCGGCGACTACACCAACACCTCCGACGTGAATTTCCGGTTCTTGCCTTGTTTAGCGTCGGGCCTGGCTTATTACTTGGCCCTCAAGTTTGCCGCCGATCGCGTCGCAGGGCTCAAGACGATTTACGAGGAGGACTTCCAGCGCGCTGCTTTGGAAGACCGAGACACTGCCAGCGTGCAGTTTGTACCGGATTTGGGAGTATGACATGGCCTTTGCGTCAGGCAAGTTCTCTAATGCCCTCTGTGACTATTGCGGGCAGCGGTACAAGTACAACATTTTGCGCAAGAACTGGCGCGGATTCATGGTGTGCCCGGACGACTACGAGCCCAAGGAGCCGCAACTCGAGCCGCTTCGCTACAAGGGGGACGCCATCGCGCTCCGCGATCCGCGGCCCGATCGCATTGAACCGGTGTCCGTTTTTGTTGGCGCACCGGGCTTCACCGCTTTTCAAAGTTACGGCAGCGTGCGAGGCGGCACTAACATGCAGCCGTATGTGCAGGACCAGGCGCTCATTGCGCAGGGCGTTGTCGGAACAGTGACTGTGAGCATCACATGACTTACAACGAACTTGTCACAAACATCCGGAACTACACCGAGGTAAACAGCAATGTGTTTACCAGCGCGGTGATAGACACCTTTATCACCATGGCGGAGAATCAAATTCTCCGCGAGATTGACCTGGATGTCTTTAAGCTAGAGGTCACGGGCAACATGACTCAAGGCAATAAGTTCCTGACTGCACCCACAGACCTCTTGACGCATCGCTACATGATTCTGACGCCAACCAGCGGGGATCAACTGTTTTTGGATTTCCGCGACACGTCTTTTATGAAAGAGTACTGGGACAACGGCACCACGCAAGGGACGCCCAAATACTACTCGGTGTGGAATCAAGCCACGTTTTACATTGCGCCCACTCCAAATCAGAACTACAGCGTAGAGCTGGGCTACATCTACCGCCCAGCACAGCTCTCGTCGGCTAACCCCACTACTTGGATCAGCAGCAATGCGCCAGAAGCGCTGTTGTACGCCTGCTTGATCCAAGCTTACAGCTACACAAAAGGGCCCCCTGAAATGATGCAGTACTTCCGCGGTGCCTATAAAGAGGCCCTTCAAGGCTTGGGCGCAGAGCAGCAGGGCCGTCGCCGCCGTGACGAGTACCGTGATGGCATGCTTCGTATTCCACTTAAATCGGACTCACCCGGACCATGATAACTGCACCTTTACCCATGAGCATGGGCAGCGTCTTTGTCGAGACCACGCAAGGGCGTGGCTGGACGCCAGAAGAGCTGGCCATACGCGCTGCCGACAAGATCATCTATGTCGGAGATCAGTCGCACCCGGCGGTGCAGGCGCAGGCACGAGCTTTTAAGGAAAACGTCAGGCAGGTCGTGGCGTTTTATTTAAAAGAGGCGGTTGAACAGGACCGAGCAACTATTGCCTCACGCCTGCGCGAGGCCGGTCATTCAGACTTGGTTCATTTGTTAGGAGATTAAAAATGGCATTTTCAGGCAATTTCATGTGCACTAGCTTTAAGGTAGAGCTGATGAAGGCCGTGCATAACTTCACGACCGGCACCGGCAATACGTTCAAACTGGCCTTGTACGACAACAGTGCATCGTTCACTGCAGCAACGACCGCCTATACGGTCACCAACGAGGTGGCTAACTCAGGCACGTATGCGGCGGGCGGTGGCACCTTGACCAACGTCACGCCCATAGCCACTGGGACCACTGCGTTTACGGACTTTGTTGACCTGTCCTTTACCAGTGCGACCATCACCGCCTTTGGTGCGTTAATTTACAATGACACGGCTGCGGGCGATCCAACAGTTTGCGTTTTAGATTTTGGCGGTGCGAAGACATCCACCAGTGGCACTTTTACTATCATCTTCCCCACTGCTGATGCAAGCAATGCAATTATTAGAATTGCATAAGGAGCAGGGGTGGCTGATGCTGTTGTTGCGTTTCAGGGCTGGAATGCGTCTGGTGTAGGCTGGGGAGATGATCCGTGGGGCGAGAGCCTTGCTGACCTCCCCACGGGCACGGGCGCGGTTGGTTCCGTCACAATATCGGCAGAGGCTAGTGTTACGCTGACGGGGGTGTTGGCCACGGGGTCAGTAGGTAGTGTTACGGCTACCGCCACTACGGACGTCAGCGTTACTGGGGTAAATGCAACGGGCCAAGTTGGCCAGGTCACCATGACTGGTGATGCCAACGCGTCGGTTACTGGAGTGCAGGGAACCACGGCTCTTGGCAGCGTCACGGTGACCGCAGATACGGGCGCGGCCGTCACAGGGGTAGCGGGTGTTGGACAGGTAGGGTCGGTTGCTCACACGGGCGATGCCAACGTCTTTCCGACAGGAGTTCAAGGGATCACGGCCCTTGGAACAGTGGTCGTTAGTGTCGGTATAAATGTGATTGTCACCGGGTTGCAAGCTGTGGGGACGGTGAGCGGCGTCACGATAGCTGCAAATGCAGACGTGTTTGTTACCGGGGTTTCAGCGCAGGGGCAAGTTGGAAACGTGCTTGTTTGGGGTGTTGTAGATGACAGCCAGACGCCTAACTGGCAAAATGTAGGAAGTTCGCAGTCGGTGACTTGGACCCAGGTTTTAACGTAAAGGAAGATGAGATGCCAACGACATATACTGGTTTACTGGGCCTGGCCCTACCCGCAACGGGAGAACTGTCAGGCACTTGGGGCGATACAGTCAACTCCTACATCAGCGAGTATTTGGACTCTGCTGTTGCGGGGGTACAGACTATTAGTGGGACCCAGACTGCAGTAGCGCTCTCGGTTACCAATGGCGCATCATTGGTACAAGCTGGCGGCGCGGGTGCTACGGGCTCTGCTCAGTACATGGTCATTAACTGTACCGGCACTCCAGCCAGCTTGCTGACAATTTCCGCACCCAATGCAAGCAAGGTGTATGTGGTTATCAATGGAACGGCCCAGTCCGTCAAACTTGTAGGGGTGACCGGACCGACTACTGGCGTGACACTTGTAACGGGTGAGAAAGCTGTCTGCGCATGGAACGGCTCCGACTTTGTTAAGGTTGCTACGAGTGTGGCGGATGGCGTGACCAGCGTGGCAATGACTGTCCCCTCCCTTTTGAGCGTATCGGGTAGCCCGATAACGTCTTCTGGAACACTGGCCTTGACCTACTCCGGCACGGCGCTGCCCGTAGCTAACGGCGGCACAGGATTAACGGCGGGAACTTCTGGCGGTGTTTTAGCCTACACAGCATCTGGCACATTGGCATCGTCCGGTGCGCTGACTCAGTACGGTGTTGTCATTGGAGGTGGCGCAGGAGTCGCCCCAACATCAACTGCCGCAGGCACAGCAGGGCATGTCTTAACTGCCAACTCAGGCGCGGCCCCCACTTTTCAAGCACCAGCAGCAAGCGGAGCCACCAAAGGCCAAGCAATCGCTTTCTCAATGATCTTCGGCCTCTAAGGAACCATCATGGCAAACCCTAACATAGTCAACGTAACGTCCATTCTTGGGACAACGACTTACCTCACACCCGCCAACACCACAGCCAACACGCTGTTGTCCAATGCGGCATCATCTGGTCTGGTCTACAAGATCAACCAGATCGTGTGTGCTAACGTCAATGGCTCAAGTGCTGTAAACGCCACGGTAGCCATCAACAACGCCGCTGCTGGTGCGGGTACGAACTACCCTGTGATTAGCACCGTGTCAGTGCCAGCCAGTGCGTCTGTGATCGCCGTAGACAAAACGACTGCCATCTACCTCATGGAGAATAGCTCCATCGTAGTGACCTCTGGCACGTCAAGCGGCATCACTTACACCTTGAGCTACGAATCCATAGCCGCTTAAGGATAGCCCCGTGAGCATCCGACAGCAAAACTTAGGCAGCATCGTCAAGCCGGGGTTTAACCCGCTTGGGGCGCAGACGAGCGTGACTACTTATGAACCTTACTTGTATACGTGGGGTCAAAATACCCAAGGTCAGTTGGGTTTGGGTAATACGACCACTTACTCCTCACCTAAACAAGTTGGCTCTTTAACAAATTGGTTAAAGGTAGCGGGTGGACTTTATTTTAGTATTGCAAGAAAATCAGATGGAACCCTTTGGACATGGGGCCAAAACAATTATGGTCAGCTAGGTTTAGGTGACTCGCTTGGTCGTTCTAGCCCTGTACAAGTGGGCGCACTAGCAACATGGAATGATATTTCGGGTGGTCATTGGAACACTATAGCCACCAAGATCGATGGTACTCTGTGGTCTTGGGGGGCTAACACTTATGGTCAACTTGGTTTAGGGAATACAACTACTTACTCATCACCTAAACAAGTAGGCGCTCTTACTAATTGGTTATCAGTAGCGTGTGGGGCTTATCACACCATAGCGACCAAAACTGATGGCACTCTTTGGTCATGGGGTCAAAATGCAGAAGGGCCGTTAGGTCTTGGTGACATTACAAATCGCTCAAGCCCTGTACAAGTGGGGGCATTAACTACATGGCTTAATATTGCTTGTGGGAGTTATCACACGCTTGCAATTAAAACTGACGGCACTTTGTGGTCTTGGGGGCGTAATGCTCAAGGTAGGT